ATCCTTGAAAAGATCGAGGAAAAAGTCCTCAAGCCTGTCAGCAAGCCGGTAGAGAAGGTTCTCAATAAAATCGAGGATGAAGTTCTTGAGCCGGTTGGTAAGGCTGTATCCACTGGCGCGTCATCTGTTGTTAAGAAGGTACGCAAGGAAGTTGGCAAGCCTATCCTCAAGCTTATGGGTGGCGGGGTAACACCAGCCGCCGTTTCTGGATCTGCTGCACCATCTGGACCGGACGTTGAGCCCGACGAGGTTATTTATGCGCGTGAGCAAGCAAGACGCAGACGTAAGAAGCGCGGCATTAACACCAGCAGTCAGGGTGTGCTTGGTTCAGCGAACACCACCAAGAAAACATTGCTAGGATCCTAATAAATGGCTGATGCGCTCGCAAATCTTCTCATAAGTCGCCTGCATTCTTTGCAGCAACAGCGCACCACATGGGAAAGCCACTGGCAGGAAATCGCTGATTTTGTTGTACCGCGCAAGGCAGACGTAACAAAAGTTCGTTCCGCAGGCGATAAGCGCGCTGAATTGATCTTTGATGGCACGGCAATTCATGCGGCAGAGCTAATGTCTGCAAGTCTGCACGGTATGTTGACCAGTTCCGCAACGTCCTGGTTTAGCCTGCGTTATAATGATGACGATTTAAACGGCGATGATGAGGCTATGGAATGGCTGCAGTCCGTTGAAGACGTTATGTACAAGGCGTTCAACAGATCTAATTTTCAAGAACAGATTCACGAACTGTATCACGACCTAATTACGTTCGGCACCGCTGTTATGTTCATTGAGAAAGATGAGGAAACGCAGTTACGCTTTTCTACTCGGCACATAAAAGAATGTTACTTGTCGGAAGACGACAGGGGCCGTGTCGATACAGTGTTCCGCAAGTTTAAAATGCCTGTGCGCGCTGCCATGAAGCGCTTTGGCTCAGAAAAAATGAGCTCAAAGATTCTCAAGAAGGCTGAGAAAGATCCTTATGAAATGATAACCCTGCTTCATTGCGTCTATGAGCGCGATGATCGGGACATAACCAAGCTTACGAGCGATAATAAACCCTATGCCTCTGTTTATATTGAGCCCGAAGAGAAAATAGTGCTGTCAGAAGGTGGCTTTGACGAAAATCCATATACATGCCCGAGGTTTTTAAAGAGCTCGTTTGAGATTGGCTATGGCAGATCGCCCTCAATGACCGCCCTCGCAGATATTAAGATGCTCAACCGCATGTCTGAGGTGACGATCCGAGCTGCGCAAAAACAAGTGGATCCTCCTTTACTTGTGCCAGATGACGGATTCCTTTTGCCTGTGCGCACTATTCCTGGAGGGCTGAATTTCTATCGATCAGGCACCAGGGATCGCATTGAGCCGCTCAACATCGGCGCGAATAATCCTCTCGGCCTTAATATGGAAGAACAGCGACGAACGGCCATTCGGTCTGCCTTCTATGTTGATCAGCTTATCATGGGTACTGGCCCCCAAATGACTGCGACAGAGGTGATTCAGCGAAGTGAAGAGAAGATGCGCCTGCTCGGGCCGGTTTTGGGTCGTCTCCAGGCGGAACTGCTGCAACCATTGATTAGCAGAAGTTATAGTATTCTTGAGCGGCAAAAAGCATTCCGGCCTGCGCCCGAGTTTATGAAGGGCCAAAGCCTGGAGATCGAATATGTCTCTCCATTAGCCAAGGCCCAGCGCCAGGGCGATATTCAAGATATGACGCGCCTATTGGAGCTCATGGCACCGCTGAGCGAATTAAACCCAGAGATCATGGATTACATTGATGCTGACGGTATCAGTAAACATCTGATCAAGATCCTGGGAGTGCCAGCCACAGCAGTGCGCAGTGATCGTGAGGTTGCCATGATGCGCGAAGAAAAGGCACAGGCGGCAGCAGAACAAGCTGAACAGCAAGAGATTATGCAAACCGCACAGGCCGCTGGTGAAGCCGCGCCCATGCTTAAAGCCCTACAGGGCGGGGGAGTACCGCAACAGTGACGCCAGAACAATTAAGAGATCTGTACAAGGTCGTATTTGGCACCAGTGACGCAGAAAAGGTCTTAGAGGATTTAGGTGCCAGGTTCAGCGAACACCAAAGCACTTTTTCCACAAGTTCCACAGAGACAGCATACCGAGAGGGGCAGCGCACGGTATTGCTATTTATCAAATCCATGCTGCGCGAACAGCCACAAATAAAGGATACACAAGCATATGAGTGAAGAACAGGTAGCGGAGGTCTCTGCGGAGGTAGCCCCGTCTGTAGCCGTCAGCGATGATTGGCGCTCGAGCATTCCCGAAGATATACGGGGACACAAATCATTAGATACAATCAACGATGTGGGCGCGCTGGCGAAAAGCTTTGTAAACGCTCAGTCGATGATTGGAGCGGATAAAGTACCAATCCCAGGCAAGTACGCCACCGATGAAGATTGGAAGGCTGTAGATGCGCGCCTTGGCAGGCCGGAAACGCCCGAAGGGTACGAGCTAGAGAACAATATAGCAGAAGGTATGACCGACATGCCCGAAATGCTGGACGGTTTTCGAGCTGCAGCGCACGAAGTAGGTCTTAGACCAGGCCAAGCGCAAGGATTGCTGAACTGGTATAACGAACAAATGGGCGGTCAGGTTGAGGTTGATTCCGGTCAGGTCGATCAGATCCGCGAAAACGCCACTATGGAGCTCAAGCGCGAGTATGGTCCTGCTTTTGATGACCGGATCTCTAACGCAAGCGCCGTTCTGCAGGAGTTCGGCCAGGCAGACCTGGCTGATGTGCAGCTCGCGGATGGTTCCGCGCTGGGCGATCACCCAGAAATGGTACGAATGATGGTTAATGTCTCGCAATTTATCTCAGGCAAGATTGGTGAGGACACCTTGGAGGGCATGAAATCTTCTGGCGCAATGACGCCAAATGACATCGAAGCAAGAATTGGCGAAGTCATTGGAAAACCAGGAGAAGGACCATATTGGGAAAGACGACACCCAGGGCATGAGGCAGCAAAAGCCGAGGTAACCAGGCTTATGCACATGAAAACTGGCGAAGAAATAAACTAATTCGCAGGCAATTGACGCCGCCGGACAAGCTACGGCCCTGGCACAGTCAAAAGCAGGCAAATAATCGGGACAAGCTTTAAGCCCCCACAACACACCTAAAATCAGAACTACACGTCCGACAGATGTCGGGGAGCGCTTTCATTGTAACGCTAATGAAAGGGTCTCGAAATGAGCACTCAAATCACTACAGCGTTCTCACAACAGTTTAGCACCAACGTACAGTTACTATCTCAACAAATGGGGTCCATCTTACGGGCCGCATGTGATGAGGAATCAGTGACTGGCGAGAAAGCCTTCTTCGATAATGTGGGCTCTAGTGCAGCTGTAAAGAGAACATCACGCCACCAAGATACACCTTTGGTTGAAACACCCCATGACCGTAGAATGGTGACATTAGAAACCTATGAATGGGCAGATTTAATTGACGAGGCCGATAAGGTCCAAATGTTAATTGATCCAACCAGCACATACGCCAGAGCTGCAGCAGCAGCGATGGGGCGCGCAATGGACGATTCAATTATCGCCGCTGCAACGGGGTCAGCCCTCACAGGGAAAACTGGTGGTACTGCCACCGCGCTAACCCAAACAATTGCCAATGGCTCGGCAGATATGACTGTTGCCAAACTCATCACGGCAAAGAAGAAACTGGACGATGGATCCGTTGATCCGTCAATTCCTCGGCACATTGTTGTGGGACCAGATCAGATCGAGGCATTGCTTGGCACTACCTCTGTCACTAGCTCGGACTTCAATACCGTAAAGGCATTGGTCCAGGGTGAGATCGACACGTTTATGGGGTTCAAATTCCATACGTCCACACGCTTGTCGAAAGCAGGAAATATCCGCAAATGTTTTGCTTTTGCCGAAGACGGTATCAAGCTGGCTGTGGGTAAAGACGTAACCAGCGAAATCGAAAGACGCGCTGACAAGAGCTATTCCACGCAAGTTTTTTACTGCGCCAGCTTCGGCGCTACTCGCATGGAAGAGGCGAAAGTCGTGTCTATCGATTGCGATGAATCAGCATAAGGAGGGCTTTTAAATGACTACTAGAAACACAGACTTAGTTGCTAATTTTGAGGCAGCTCCACAGGTTGCTAACTTAGCTGCAGAGCTCGGCGGTGTAGTCCGTATTGCTCAAGGTAATGTTGCGCTTCTTGCGGGTGATAGCACTGACAATGATATTGTTATGCTCGCACCAATCCCAACTAACGCAACAATCTTAAGCTTGCGTATGGGAGCGGATGGATTGGGGGGGAGTTGTACCTACAACGTGGGTGCATATACTTCAGCCGGTGTTGTTGTCGATGAAGACTGTTTTGCGACCGCAGTTGCCGATGGTGCTGCAGTAGCAGAGTTGCGTTACGAGGTACTAAACCTCAATACGACAGGTCAAAAACTGCACATCATAGCTGGTGCGGCAGGGAGCGATACCGTTGATCCAGGTGGGTACTACTACATTGCTGCGACCTTTGCAGCGACTGGCGGTACTGCCGGAGATATGGCGTTCATCATTGAGTACGTTGTAAACTAAATTTTGGGGGGGGCGTATTAAACATTTTTTTTGTTTGTATGCCCCCCCCTACTATAAACCACTGAAATTACAGGATAAATCAAATGACAAGTGTCGTTGATATTTGTAACTCTGCGCTCAACAAGATTGGTGCCAGCAACATTGCTGCGCTGAGTGAGGACAGTAAGGCTGGTCGCTTATGCAATCAGCGCTTTGATTTTATCCGCGATGCCTTATTTCGTAGTCATCCCTGGAACTGCCTGACACAGCGAGTAACAATCGCGCCGGATTCCTCGGCACCGGAATTTGAATTTACAAAGCAATTCACACTGCCAACGGATCCGTTCTGTTTGCGTGTTCTTGGCTTAAGCAATCCCAATATCATATATCGCATCGAGGGCCGAAAGCTCATCTGCAATGAGAGCTCTATTGAAATGCTTTACGTTGGTCGAGAGATCGACGTGAACAAGTATGACACGCTGCTTGTCGAAACACTGGCAATGCTCCTGGCTGCAGATATCGCATATACAATCGTCGGATCTTCTACCCTGGCTGAAAATCTTAAAGTACAAGCTGAAAAAGTATTGCGCGATGCTCGCTTTGTGGATGCGTCTGAGGATAACGCAATCAACACAAATGTTCTGGCTGACAGTCGTGTTTTGGCTGCAGACACCTTTATATCGTCGAGGTTTTAAATGGCCAAAGCGTCACCAACATTTAGCAATTTCACGGCAGGCGAGCTTTCTCCCAGGCTCGACGGTCGTACTGATCTTGCTAAATACTTTAACGGCGTGAAGAAGATGCAAAACCTTCTGGTGCATCCGCACGGTGGCGCGTCCCGCAGGCCAGGCACTAAGTTCGTGCGAGAAGTCAAAGCAAGCGCAAACAATGCGCGCTTAATCCCGTTTGAGTTCAATGTGACGCAAGCCTATGTGCTGGAATTTGGAGATGAATATTTCCGCATTCACAAGGATGGTGGCACGGTCGTTGATGGCTCGGCCAACCCGATTGAGGTCACAACCCCATATGGTGAGGACGAGCTCGCAGAGCTAAAATTCACGCAGTCTGCAGACGTTATGTATATCACGCACCCACTGTTCTCGGTGCGCAAGATCACTAGAACAAGTCACACAGCCTGGACAATCACAGTGGTGGATTTCCAGCGTGGTCCAATGCAGGATCCCAACACATCCGCAACAACCTTCGTGGCCTCTGCGCGGTCTGGAAACGTCAATGTAACGGCGTCTGCCAATTCGTTTGTAAGCACAGATGTGGGGCGGCTCATACGGGTGCATGATGGCATCACCAAGATCACAGGTATCACCAGCGCCACAGTGGTTGCAACGACCGTACAAACGAACGCAGATGGACGCGCAGAGCTACTGCCAGCATACACAGCCAGCACGATAAGCTTTCACGAAGGTGATCCCGATGCGACCGGGCTCGAGCACAACGACCGGATCCAGGACACAGCCGGTGTATTCATTTCTCAGGGCTTTAAGGTTGGCCAAAAGATAACTGTTAGTGGCGCGGATTCGGCCAACAACGAAGACGGCGCAATTATTGTCAAAGTGACAGACGATACAATTCTCCTGGCTCCATCTGCTGATGTAACTGATGAGGCGGCTGGTGACGCGATTACAATCGTAGGCAAGCTTGTTGCAAACACAGATTGGTCTCTCGGCGCGTTCTCAGCAACAACAGGTTTTCCCAGCGCTGTCGCGTTTTTCGAGCAACGCCTGGTCTTTGCAAATACCACGGCACAGCCACAAACCCTGTTTTTCTCTGTGGCCGGATCCTTCGAGGATTTTAACGGAGGTGTGGCCGATACGGACGCGCTAACCTACACGCTTGGATCAAACCAGGTGAACGTCATTAGGCATCTGCAGGCAGGCCGCGCATTGCTTGTTGGTACGTCTGGCGGTGAATTTGTGGTTTCATCCTCAGAGAACGCGCCGCTCTCCCCGACAAACGCTGTGGTAAAGAGACAAGCCACGTATGGCAGCGCAAATATACAGCCGATAAATGTGGCCAATGTAACTCTGTTTGTGCAGCGCGCGAAACGCAAGCTGCGTGAGCTGGTCTTTGATTTTGATACCGATTCATACCAAGCGCCGGATCTCACCATTCTTGCGGAGCATATCACCGAAGGGCTAATCAAAGAGAT